GGGATGAACCATGTGAGATGATTGAGACGACGGCAATGCCAAGGTCACGAGCCGCCTCTGACAGAAGAGCCAACAACGGCGTTATAGTATGGTTATAGCACGCTTAAGGTGTGAGTTACGAACCTTTGTGCGTTGACACAGGGGTTTGAGAGCGTGTTATCAACGGGGGGAGAGAGGGAGAGGGGGGCTCAAGGAGTAGAGAATGAATGAAGTTACACAGAGAAAGCTAACCAGCAAGCAATCAGCGTTGGTTGATATAATGGTAGCGGAAGGACTCAAGCCCGCACAAGCCGCTGAGAAGGCAGGGTACGCCTCAGGCAAGGCTGGATATGTAAGCGCATACAGATCACTCAAGCTACCCCATGTGCAGCAGTACATGATGCAGAGGATGCATGAGGAGTTCGGACTAAGTGCTGTTGCTGCCCTGAACACCACTCGCAGGCTCTCACAAGGTGCCAGAAGTGAGTACGTTCAGCTACAAGCGAGCCAAGATTTGCTAGACAGGGCAGGGTACAAGCCGATAGATCGCAGCCAAGTACAGGTTGCAGGTGACATCAAGGTAAGCATTGACCTAGGATAAATGCTCTGCGGTCAGTCTGGTAGCAGGGGGGTAGGGGGAAAAGTAGTAGTGCTAGTTACTGTAATAGTCTCTCACAAACATTTTTCCCTAAAAAAGCTCCGCAAACAAAAGTGAGGAGATTGCTTTGAGCCGTTATGATAAGAAGCCTGAGAAGAGCAAGCGTTCTGACACGAGCGTTGCTAAGGATAAGTTGAGGAGTGTTGGTTATGGCAAAGAGTCCAGCGTGGCAGAGGAAAGCGGGCAAGAATCCTGAGGGTGGATTGAACGCTAAGGGTCGTGCGAGTTACAAGCAGGGTACGTTGAAGGCTCCTGTGAAGAGTGGTGATAACCCTAGACGTGCGAGTTTCTTGGCGCGGATGGCGGGGATGAAGGGGCCTGAGCGTGACGAGAAGGGGAAGCCTACGCGTCTTCTTTTGAGTTTGAAGGCATGGGGTGCTTCCTCGAAGGCTGATGCTCGTGCTAAGGCTAGGTCTATTAGTAAACGGAACAAGGCGAAGAAGGATTAGGGGTATGTGTTTGGCAAGTAAGCCGAAATCGGCAGCGAGTTATTACAAGGCGATTAAGCCTGAGTCATTGCAGTTGGGTTCTCTTGGTACTGACCCTGCGGATCAGATTGCACGTTCTTTGAATTATGGTGAGTATCGTACTGGGCAGGAGCGTCGTACTTTGCTTTCGCCTTATATGGTTCAGTCGAGTGGTGACAGGTAATGGTTTGGAAGTGTAAGAACAGCGATACGGTTTGGGACGGTGAGACGCATGAGTTAGCGGGGCGCACCTTTACTGGGGCTACGCGCACTTCTGAGTCTGTACCTTTGGTTTGGATAGAGGAGCCTAAGAAGATCGCTTCCCCTTCTAAGCCCAAGCAACCTAGAAAGAAGCAACCACCCAAGCCCAAGGGCGCAACTGCGTGGGATTGACATGAGCTTTATCAATGCTCTTTCTCAGCTTGAGCGAGAAACACTTAGGCGGGTTGTGCGCATAGTTCACATGAAGCACTTCCCTAAAGACTTTGCCAGTGACTACGAGGCAGACAAGATCATTGAGACCATTGGCCCTGAGGCTGCTGGCAAGATGATTAAGCTGGGAATTGATCGGGGGATACACAATGCCTAAAGGTCTTAGTGTGAATGGTTGATTTCAAGTACAGGCCTGACGGTGAAGTCCTAAAGGCCTTTATGAAGGATGACACATTCTTTCGCGGCATTCGTGGTCCCGTTGGTAGCGGGAAGTCTGTGGCCTCTTGCGTTGAAGTATTCCGCAGGGCGCTGGAGCAACAGAAGGGGCCGAACGGTGTTCGGAAAAGCCGATGGGCTATCATTCGAAATACCAACCCGCAGCTAAGAACAACGACGATCAAGACTTGGCTTGACTGGTTTCCTGAGACTAGCTGGGGCAAGTTCACTTGGTCGGTTCCCTATACTCACCACATCAAGAAGGGCGATATTGATCTAGAGGTTATTTTCTTAGCGCTTGATCGGCCTGAGGATGTGAAGAAACTTCTTTCGCTTGAGCTTACTGGCATTTGGATTAACGAGGCGCGTGAGATACCCAAGAGTATCATTGACGCCTGCACTATGCGTGTTGGTCGTTATCCTTCTATGCGTGATGGTGGTCCGTCATGGACGGGTGTTATTGCAGATACGAACGCGCCAGAGGAAGATCACTGGTGGCCTATCATGTCTGGCGAGGTTCCTATTCCCGATCACATTCCGCGTGAGCAGGCCAAGATGTTGGTCAGGCCGACCAACTGGCAGTTCTTTACGCAGCCTTCTGGGATGGTTGAGACCCGCGATGAAGACGGTGAGATCAATGGGTACAAGCCAAACGCTGAGGCTGAGAACCAGAATAACATGATGAAGTCTTACTACCCCAACCTTGTTCAAGGTAAGACGAAATCATGGATCGATGTCTATGTGATGAACCGCTTCGGCCATATTCAGGATGGAAAGCCAGTGTATCCAATGTTTGCCCCAGAGGTTCACATCGCCAAGGAGGAGTTGCCCATTGCTGCCAACCTGCCTGTTTATGTTGGCGTTGACTTCGGCCTGACGCCAGCGGCTGCTATCGGGCAGAAGGTCCGCGGCAGGTGGTTGATTCAGTCAGAGATTGTGGCGGTTGACATGGGGGTTGTCAGGTTCGCAGAGGTGCTGCGCAATGAGCTGTCTACCCGTTTCTTTGCCTGCCCAGAGGTTCACATATACGGCGATCCATCTGGTGACTTCCGCGCACAGACCGATGAATCAACGCCGTTCCAGATACTTCGTGGCGCTGGGCTCAGGGCTTACCCCACGCATTCCAACTCCGTTGATCTTCGCCTTGAGTCTGTCTCTTCTCAGCTGATGAAGATGGCTGAGGGCAAGCCCGCGTTTCTTTTGGATCGTCGGTGCAGCATGTTGATTAAAGGCTTTGAGGGCGGGTATGGGTACAAGCGCATGGAGGTTAGCGGTGAGCGATACGCTGACAAGCCTGACAAGAATATGTTCTCGCACATCCACGATGCATTGCAGTATCTGATGCTTGGCGCTGGGGAAGGCAGGGCGCTGATGAATAACCAGAAGCCAATGCAGCCAACAATCGCGAAGCGTGACTTCGATGTGTTCAACAAGAAGCCAGCAAGAGGGCAGCGCAGACAGGGGCTGTGGTCGCGGCTTTAAGTATTGTGCGTTGAATCTGCGCCGTTCTTGTGCTTTCAAACCGTAAAGTCTCAGGAGATATAAAATGTGCTTTAGGTCCAAATCACAAAAGAAAGCAGAAGAATCAGCCAACCTCGCGAGTGCAGAGTCCCGCGCTGCGGCAGAGCTTGAGCGCCAGCAGGTAGTGCGGCAGCGGGCAGAACAGAAGCGCGAAGACATTCAGGGCGCTCTCAGTCAGAAGAGCGTAAACCAAGGGCGTCGTGGTAGTAGCGGGGCGCGTGGTCGTCGCTCTCTTTACTCTGCTAATACTGGCGCTGGATTTATTAGCAGGTTTGATTGATGCAAGAAGCAGCAAAGAAATACATCTCGAAGTATGAAAAGGCTAAGGCCTTTCGTGAGAACTGGGTTCCATTGTTTGAGGAGTGCTACGAGTATGCGCTCCCCCAGCGCGAGTCCTTCTATGCAGAGACAGCTGGACAGCGGCGAGATGATAAAATCTTTGACGAGACTGCGGTTGTTGGTGTGCAGGAATTTGCAAGCCGACTTCAAAGTGGCATTGTTCCTAACTTTGCTCGATGGGCTGACTTCACTTCTGGCAGTGAGGTTCCGCCAGAGGACCGTGATCGGGTAAACAACGAGCTCGATGAAGTCACAGAGTATGTTTTCGAGGTGCTGCAAAACTCTAACTTCGGTCAGGAAGTTCACGAGTCCTTTATGGACTTGGCCGTTGGCACTGGCGTTCTGTCAGTTGAAGAGGGTGACGCACTAAACCCTGTTGTTTTCTCAGCCGTCCCGCTGCCTCAAGTGGTTCTTGATACTGGTCCCGATGACCGCATCGACCATGTGTTTCGTGAGCGAAAGAAAGTTCCGTTCGAGCACCTTAGCTTGATGTATCCTAAGTCTACGTTCGACCCTAAGGTCATGGCGTTGATGTCTACAAATGGCACGACTGATGTTCTTGAGGTTGTTTGCCGCGACTACACTAAACGCAATGAAGAGGCGTATCTGCACTACGCTATCTGCCAGCGCACCAAGACAGTCTTGCACTATAGGCAGATGAATGGCGTTGGCTCCAACCCATATGTCTGTTTCCGCTGGGCTAAGTGTGCTGGTGAGGTCTACGGTCGCGGTCCTCTTATCAACGCACTGTCTGCTATCAAGACAACGAACCTAACCATTGAGTTGATTCTTGAGAATGCGCAGATGTCCATCTCTGGCATCTATCAGATGGAAGATGACGGGGTGGTTAACCCCGATACGATCCAACTAGTTCCGGGGTCTATCATTCCAAAGGCTATGGGTTCTAGTGGTCTACAGCCTATCAATGCGGCTGGTCGCTTTGATGTTGCGCAGCTTGTCCTTAGCGACATGCGATTGAACATTAAGAAGGCGCTCTACAACGATATGCTTGGCAACCCAGACAAGACGCCAGCTACAGCAACGGAAGTTGCAGAGCGTATGGCTGATCTATCGCGGCGTATGGGTGCTGCCTTTGGCCGATTGCAGTCCGAGCTTGTCCAGCCTGTGTTGCAGCGTGTTGTTTACATCCTCAAGAAGCAGGGGCGCATTGAGCTGCCTACGGTTAATGGCCGCGAGGTAAAGGTTAAGTCTACGTCTCCACTGGCTCAGGCTCAGGCAAACCAAGACATTTCAAGCGTTGCCCGTTTCCTTGAGATGGTTGGCGGTGTCTTTGGTACAGAGATGTTGCAGATGCTTGTAGATGGGGAGGCTGTTGCGATTCACCTTGCTAAAAAGTTTGGCGTTCCAGACAGCTTGATCCGCGATGAAGAACAGCGTAAACAAATAGCTGCAATGGCGCAGCAAATGGCACAGCAGCAGATGGCGCAGCAACAGGGAGCACCACTTGAACAACAAGGTTAATATCGGCATCGACGGAATCCAGCGAAACAAAGAGCGGGATTTGGAGATTAGTCAGGATATTGCCTCTGTTTTCTCTGGGCCAACTGGGGTCCAAGTGCTCAAGTATCTTCGTTCTATTACCATTGAAATGGTTCATGGACCTAATGTTGCGTCAGAAGAGCTGCGGCACCATGAGGGGCAGCGTTATATCGTTGGCCTTCTCGAGCAGCGTATTGCACATGCACATAGGAGCAAGAAATGAGCGAATCACTTTTATCAGAAAGTCAGCCGGACCTCCCTGCGGCTGATGCGACGGAAGCCACTTTAGAGTCGTCAACTCCTCCCGTAAGTGAACGACCTGAGTGGCTTCCCGAGAAATACAGTTCACCAGAGGAATTGGCCAAGGCTTACAAAAACCTTGAGTCAAAGATTGGTGCGAAAGAGGAAGACCTTCGCAAGCAGATCAGCGACGAGATTGCGCAGCAGGCTTACGCGGATCGACCAGAAACAGCAGGCGACTATGAGCTTCCTGACTTTGTTGATTCCGAGTCTGCCGTTGATAATGAGCTAATGCGCTGGTGGTCTGAGCATTCCTTTGAGAATGGCTACGGCCAAGAGGAGTTCCAGAAGGGCATCGAGATGTATATGGGTGCGGTGCAGGGACAGCAGCCGAATCTTGAAGCTGAGTCCAAGCGTCTTGGTGACAATGCCTCTGCGCGTGTAGATGCAGCAAGTGCCTTTGCTTCTAAGTTCTTTCCGGCTGATGTTACGCCAGCGATTGAGCGTATGTGTGAGACGGCTGAAGGCATCATGGCCCTTGAGGTTATCATGGAGAACATGAAGGATGGCTCATTCTCTGGTGATACTTCTACTGCACAGCGTACAACCGATCAGTCACTGCAAGAAATGATGCGTGATCCACGGTATCACAGCCCAGCGCAGCGCGATCCAAACTTTGTGAAGCAGGTTGAAGAAGGCTTTAAGAAACTCTATGGCCAGTAAACCACTGGTCATTATGGGTGATATTGAGCTTCACCACTTGGCTGAGAAGCACATACTTCCGTTTGTGGAAAACATGAGCAAGCAGAACCTCAGGGAGTTTGAGGTTCTGTATAAGCTCGATCCCGTTGAGTCATTGCGCGGTGCTATCAATGAAGACTTGGCTCATGCAGTAGAGCTCAATGGAAATCCTATTGCTATCTGTGGTGTGCGCGAAGCAACGATGTGGGCTGTCTTTTCAAACGACATTAAGAAACATTGGCGCAATTTTGTTAAGCAGTCACCAAATGTTGTGAGTTTCTATCACAACTTCTATGAAGAGCTTTACTGTGACGTTTGGGATGAAAACATATTCGTCCACAACTGGCTGGCCCACTTAGGCTTTCGACCATACGCAACACAGCAAGCCGAGCATCGTGTAATAAATTTTGTGCGTTGCAATTCGTGGGGTGATGTTGTTGGTTCTAATCTATCACGGCCCGTGATGCACTAAGAGGCCCGAAAGGATACCCTTGTTTGAAGTGATGTAACGGACACCCGTTCGTAGCAAATTCATCTAAGGAAAACATCATGGCCAATACCATTGACCAAGCCTTCATCAAGCAGTTCGAAACAGAAGTTCACCTCGCGTATCAGCGCATGGGTTCTAAGCTGCGCAACACTGTTCGCTCTTCCAACGTATCTGGTTCGGTTGCCCGCTTCCAGAAGATCGGCACTGGCACTGCGGTAACAAAAACCCGCAATGCAAACGTAACGCCAATGGAGCTGGTACACACTAACGTCGAAGCGACGATGGTTGATTACTACGCTTCCGAGTACATCGACAAGCTCGACGAGCTGAAGCTCAATATCAACGAGCGCCAAGCAGTAGCAACTTCTGCTGCCGCAGCACTGGGTCGTCAGACTGACGCACTTCTTGTTGCAGCAATGGATGCTGGTGCGAACGCAACTCAGATTGCTGACACAAGCGGTGCGCTTGGCAAGGCTGATCTTCTTGTTCTCTTTGAGACATTCGGTACTGCCGACATTCCAGAAGACGGCCAGCGTTACATCGCTATGTCGCCAGCTGGTTTTGCTGACTTGTTTAACATTAACGAGTTTGCATCCTCTGATTACGTTGGCGATCAGAACCTGCCATTCGCAGGCGGTATGACCATGAAGGAGTTTTTGGGCTTCAAAATCTTCTCCACATCGGCAGTTGCTGGCGGCAAAAACTTTGCCTACCACACAACCGCTGTTGGTATCGGTATCAATGCGGATGTCCAAACTGAGGTTAACTATGTTCCTGAGAAGGTCGCGCACTTGACCACATCCATGATGTCGATGGGTGCAGTTGCTATTGATAGCAACGGTATCTACGAAGTCCTCGACAACAACTAATAGGGGTGGGGGGCTACGGCCCCCCAAACTTTCATGCCAACTATTGCAAACACAGCTATCAAAGTATGCTCAAGGGCTTCTATCCTTATGGGTGGTTCGCCTATTTCTTCATTCGCGGATGGTACAGCCGAGGCTGATATTTGCGATGCTATGTATGAAGATATTGCCCGAGCATGTTTAACTAATACTCGATGGGGCTTTGCCACCAATCAGGCGGTTCTTAACCGTTTGGCTTCTGACCCCACTGGCCGCTGGGATGCGGCCTATCAATTACCAACAGAGACGCTGACCGTTTCCGCTGTGACTGTGAATGATGCGCCGATCAAGTTCGATACTTACGGTGATAAGATTTACTGCGATGTTTCTGAGAGTGAGACGGTAATTGCAGATTACATCTTCCGCGCTTCTGAAAGTGAATGGCCCTCCTACTTTACCATTGCCGTAGAGTATTCAATGGCTGCGGTGCTTGCTATCTCTGCGGCGCGGGATGCCCAGCTATCTCAGCTTATGGAGCAGAAGTATTCGTTCCTCATGGCGCAAGCGCGCAACCGTGACTCACAGCGTCAAACCTCACAGCGTCTAAACACATCTAGGTTTATTGCCCAAAGGCGTAGCTAATGCGAAAGATCAGAATACCGCAGAACAGCTTTCAGTTTGGGGAAGTCAGTGACTCATTAAGAATGCGGACTGATACGCCGATCTATTCTGCTTCAGTTAGGAAGCTGGAGAACATGATCGTTACGTCAGAGGGTGCGGCTAAGAAACGCCACGGCCTAAAGTTCGTTCATAACTTGGGTGCGGCGGGCAGCAATACTCAGCTATTTGAGTTCGAGTTCTCTGATGACGAGCAGTACCTTATCTCTGTCGAGGATGGTCAGGTTCGTTGCTTCTATCTCGATCAGGCCAATGATGTGATTACACTGGTTAGTACGATAACTGCTGATACGAATGGCGATCCTATTCCATTCGATGACCGTTATATCAACCAGTACACCAACGCCCAGTATGGCGATGTGATGTTTATCTGCCACCCGCTGTTCATGCCTCGGATGCTTATCAGGACCAGCCTGACCAGCTTTGAGATCACACCTTATTCGTTTGACCAGCAGCTTGATGGCTCAAGGGTGTTTCAGCCTTACTATAACTTTCAGCCACATGGTGCGACGCTTGATCCGTCTGGCATTACTGGATCGATCACTGTCACAACAAGTGTGCCTTACTTCACGCCAGATCATGTCGGCGTTGTGCTTTTGTATAACCAGTCTGAGATTGAGATCACCGCATACACCAGCGCAACGGAAGTTACTGGCACTGTCATTGATGAATTGAAGATACGCCTTGCTGTGCAGAACCCACTGCGCACATCGGCTGGCAGTAGGACGGTTGAAGTTACGCATATCGATCACGGTTATTCTGGCGGTGAGGTTGTTATCATTGAGGATGCTTCTGCGACTGGCGGAATTAACACTGGCAACTTGAATGGCAGTCGCACTGTTGCTGGCATTGTCGATCAAAACACTTGGTACTTTACAGCTGGTGGTACTGCATCTTCCGCTGAGGATGGCGGCGGCTATGTAAAGTTGAGTACTCATAGTGCAACGGCTGATTGGTCTGAGCAGTCTTTCTCTGCGGTTAGAGGGTATCCCTCTGCCGTTGTTTTCCATGAGAACAGGCTTTGCTATGGC